ATCAAAGGTACATTCTATTTGAATTGAGGTGATAAAATGAATATTGATAATATAAAATTTGGTGATATTTTAGATGCTTACATAGAAGGCAGTCCAACACAAAGAGTAATGGTTGTCGCAAAAGATGAAGAATTAATTTATGGTATTAATTCAGACGATAAAGAGTTCGCCATCGATCCAAAAAATGAAGTAGAAAAAGTTATTGTGAATATCAAAGATCTATAGTAAATAACTTATAAATAATAATATACGAATAGAGATGATGAATATTAATTGATTTATAATTGACCAAAGAATGAAACAGAAACTCACTTTTTATTAAAGGAAATATCTAAATATATATTGTTGGGTTGGGGATACAATAAAATAGGAACAGAGGTTCATGGTATGTGGGATTTAGATATTAGTAAAAAGAGGAAAAAAATAATAGACTGTTGTTGGATTAAAGAAAATTCATATAGCACCTAGAAAGTATCATTGAGATATGAAAGGTATTGAAGCAAAAGCTAGTTTGAGTGACTTTAAAAATGGGTTCTGTTGTGCTCCCGCCATGAGTTATGTTATAGCATCAATTAATACTATTCCCATTAGCTTAATACCAAAAGATATAGGTTTTATAGAAGTAAACTTTAATATCTTTGAACTTAAAAAGTATTCACAAAAGATTCCTGATATGAAGGGAATTGAATTAGTACGCAGGGCTAAGAAAAGAATAGACAGTAGATTTAAATCTGAAGAAGCATATCGTAAATGGTGTCAAGATTCATTAGAGAGAGTTGCATATAGGTGTGGTAGTGAATTATTGTTTTGGAGAAACTATATTAAATTTAGTAAATAAAAATATAATAATTAAGAGGTAATATATAATGGCAAAATGGAGAAAGAAACCAGTCGTAATTGAAGCAATACAATGGGATGGTAAAAATCAGAGGGAAATGTTTGATTTCTTAACAAATGGCAGGAAAGTAAATTGTGATGTAACTTTAGATGAAGATACTTTTAGAATTGACTTAGTTAATGGTGGTTGCCAAGTGGGTAATTTAATCATCAAAACTCTTGAAGGTGAAATGACTGCTAATATAGGTGATTTTATTATTAGAGGTGTTTCTGATGAATTTTATCCTTGCAAACCAGATATATTTGAAAAAACATATGAATTAATAGAATAGGATGAAAGTTTACTTTTATCGGGTAAGGAGGTGATATTTATGTTTAAATTTAGTGAATTAATTAGTAAAGTTACTGTAAAGAAAATCGATTCTAGTAATGAGAATTTGGTAACTCAAATTATGAAATATGTTAATGAATAATAAACTATATATAAAGGGGATTACATATGCCAAGATTAGAAAATTGGAGTATTACAAACAATTTAGAACCATATCAAGCACCAGAACTTCAGGTTAAAAGATTAGAAGGTGAAATATATAATGATGAATTTAACAGACTTAAAGACGGAAAATATATTATTACATCAAGATTATTAAAATTAGATTTAATAAATAATGTTGCACAAACTAATAATACAGAATACATATTGGGTAAGATGTCAGAGGAATATGCTGAATGGTTAAAAAATAATAATATAAAATTGGAGGAAATATACCAATGAATAAATCAGATTTAAATAGTTCTATGTTATTTAAAATGAGAGGTTATGGACTATGTGTACTACTAAACAAAAAAATTGAAGGAACATATGTTTTTTGTGATAAAGAAACTATTTTAAAAGATGGAAAAGGATGTTTATCTGGATTAAATAGTTATGATGAAACAATATTTTTTAAAAATATATATGATGAAGAATTTGATATAATTGCTATCAAACAATATAATAGTTGTTCAGAAGTGTTATATATGGTTTTAAACAACAAAGAACCTGAAGAATGGGATTGGGTAGAAGAAATTAAGGAAATTAATATTGAAAAAACTGAAAATTCAACTCCTACGGTTTATAATATGACTTTTAACTTTACAATTGACCCTAAAACAAATATTGATGATTTAGTCAAAGAATTAAAGGATAAAATGCATAAAACTATATTTTTCTAAAATTTAGAAACCCTTATGTAGCAAGGGTTACAGGGTTTTGAAAATCCTTGTATAATTAAAATATAAAAATAACTTGACAAATGATTTACTGTTATGATATACTTATAAGATACACAAGAAATAAATAATTAGAAAGGAATAGATTAATTGAAGAATAAAGGTAAGTACAGAGTACCTATTAAGATTTCTAAACCACCCCCTATTCAAATAAATTTTCAAAAATTGTTATAAAAAATAAAATAATTATAAAAAGGATGATTAAATAAATGACTGAAAATAATGTAAATGATGCAAATACACTACTTAGAGAAGCTGATAATAAAGTAATTATTGAAGGAATTGTGTCCGAAATTAATATTGAAATAAAGCAAGTACAAGGTAAAGAAGCTATCACAGGAGATATTGTTATTCAAACAGGAGAAAATTCAATACACACTGTTGATGTTTTTGCTTACAAATTAAAGAAGGATGGAAACGATAACTCAGTTTTTAAGGGTTTAACAACTATTATGGATGACTATAAATCCATTGCAAAATATGGTAAAGAAGAAGCTGATAAAGTAAGAATTACTGGAGGTAAATTGGTAATTAATGATTATTATAATCCAGCAGGTGAGTTAAAAACAATTGTTAAGATTAATACAAATTTTGTAAATAGATTAAAAGCAGGAGAAGAATTTAATCCGAAAGCTGAATTTGAGGCAGAAGTATTCATACATAAAATTAATGATGAAGTGGATAAAAAGACTGGAGATTTAACTGGAAGGAAAATAATTAGCGGTTTAGTTCCAATTTATGATGGTAAAGTAGCTCCTATGAATTTTATTGTTGCCGATAAAGAATTAGTTATCGCTGTTGATTCTATGTATGAAGTAGGACAAACAATTAAAATTTATGGAGATCTAATTAATACAGTATTCACAACTACAAAAGTAACTGCTGTTGCAATTGGAAAGCCAAAGGAAATCACAACAACTATTACAACAAGAGAGATGATATTTACTGGTGGCAGTGAACCATATATCGAGGATAGTCCTTTAGTGTTTAATATAGAAACCATCAAAAACGCTATGATAGTAAGAGCAGAATATCTTGAAGAATTAAAAAATAAAAAATCGAATAATAATTCAAGTGTAAAAGGTACAGCTTCTACTCCAAAGAGTGGTAAAACATTACCATTCTAATAAGCAAAAATAAATAATGAGGATTGAATATATAATTATTCAATCCTCCAAATTGAAAGGAGATTATATGTTGGATATTTTTAACCCCCAAATTTCTGTTGTCGCAAAAGGTTTAGAAGGTAAAACAATTATGGTTTATGGAGGGAATAATTTAGGAAAAACTTTACAAGCAACAAGAATGAAGAAACCATTATATCTTCCATTTGAAAAAGGATTAAACGCAATTTCAGGAGTTCCACATGTTCCAATTAATTCATGGGCAGACTTTAAAAAATGGAATAAACAATTAACTAGTTTGGCAACTGTAGAAAAAGCAAGAGAATTATATGGTACAATTATTTTTGATGAAGTTGAAGCATCTGCTAAATATTGTCAAAAATATATTAACAGTGTTTATGGTGTATCTCGTTTAAAAGACGGAAATGAAGGATTTGGTTTATGGAAAGAGTATGAAACTGAATATTGGACAGAAATTAATCAATTAGCAGGTGCAGGATATACAGTCATTTTTATTGCACATAAAACAGAAAATAAAAATGGATTTATACTACCAAAAGGAGATAAAAGAGCATTAGAACCAATTATTGACAATTGTGATATTGTCGTGTATCTAGAATCAAATGGGATAGACGAAGATAAAAGAGTAATAAAATCATCTGCATATCTTGCACAAACAGATACTTTTTTTGCTAGAAGTAGATTTGATTATATTGATACATATATCAAAGAATTTACCGCAGAAAATCTTGAAGACGCTATTATTAAAGCAATTGAGAAACAAGAAAAAGCAGAAGGTGTAAAAGCAGTATCATTTAAAGAACAAAAAATTACTTTTGAATCTGAAGTATTAGATTATGATCAATTAATGTCTGATATTGGGTTAATTGGTGAGAAATTTATTAATTCTGATAATGTAAGTCAACTTGTAGAGATAGTAGAAAAATATCTTGGTAAAGGTAAAAAAGTAAGTGAGTGTACTAAAATGCAAATAGAAGTAATGTCTGTTATTTATAATGATTTGGTAGAGCGAGCAAAAGAATTATCTTTATAATGTAAATATCAAAAATGGGCAGGTACTAAACATTATGCCTGTCCATTTTAAATATGATTGGGGTTAATTAAATGGGAGCAGGAAGACCTTTTAAATGTCCAATTTGTTTAAAAAATGTAAAAAAAGAAGATGGTGTTGAGTATAATAAAAAACATTATCATAGAAGTTGTTATAGCACAATTGAAGAAATAAAAAAAGTTAAAAAACCATTGGGAAGACCCAAAAAAATAGTGGATGAAATCAAAATAGGCAAAGAAAAAGCAAACAAACATACATTATCTATATGTCCATTATGTCTTAAAGATATTATAAAGAATGACGGATTTGAATATAAAGGTAAACATTACCATGAGTCTTGTTTTGCAAAATTAGCAAAAGAAGAAACAAAGTTAAAAATTAAAACAAAAAAAGAAAAACAAAAAATTGAACAACTTAAAAAAAGTATACAAAAAGAAACACATATTCAAATTGAAACAGATATTTCTGATGAAGAAATTATTACAAAGGATTTGGTATTTAATTATTTAAAAAAATTATTAAATGTATCAAAGCTTAATGTAAAAATATATAAATTATTAAAAGATTATTATACTATATATAAATTTAGTTATAAAGGTATGTTAATAACATTGAAATATTTTTATGAAATACAAAACAATCCTGTTATATCAGATTGCGTTGGTATAATACCTTATATTTATGCAGAAGCACAAGAATATGAACAGAACAAAAATGAAATAATTAAATATGCAAGTGATCTAGATATGAGTAAAGTGGTTATACCTAAAGTTATTAAAATAAAAAAGAATATAGAGAATAATTACATTAAATTAATTGATATCAATAAACTGAGGTGATTATACTGAGTCTTTCATGTAAACGAAGTTATCTTCAAGTATTAGGCTGTTTATTACAAAATCCAGAATTATTAAGTGATAGTAAATATACTATTAATAGGGATGATTTTGAAGAAATATTTCATAAAATGATATTTGCTTCAATACATAATTTATATTTACAAGGTGTAAAAAGCATAGATTACATAGCAATAGATAATTACTTATCTCCATATGAATTACAATATAAAATATTTAATGAGAATAATGGGATGGATTATATAATTGAATGTAAGGATAATAGTAATCTCAATAATTTTGATTATTGTTATGAAAGAATTAAAAAATTTAGCCTATTAAGAACATTTGTTGAACAAGGTATTAATATTAATTCAATATATGATGAAACACTTGTCGAGCCAAAAGAACAAGAAATAATGCAAGCAAAATTTGATATGTTTTCTGTTCAAGATATTTTTAATATTGTTGAAAAAAAAATTGTAGATATTAAAAATAAACATTTAATGAATATAAACAATCAAGGTCAAAAAGCAGGTGATGGTTTATATCAATTAAAAGAACGATGTAAAGAAACTCCCGATATAGGTATTCCAATGACAAGCAATATTTTTAATACTATTGCTAGAGGTGCAAGAAAAAAGAAATTTTATTTAAAATCAATGCCAACAGGTGGTGGTAAAAGTAGACTAGCGGCTGGAGATGCTTGTAGTTATTCTGTTCCTTATTTATGGGAAATAAAACAAAAAAAATGGATGTATACAGGAATTTCTGAATCAACTTTATATATTACAACTGAACTAGAAATTGAAGAAATACAAACAATGTTTATTGCTTATGTTAGTGGAGTAGAAGAAGATAAAATATTAGATGGAAAATATATTGAAGATGAAGAAGAGAGAGTTAACAATGCTATTGAAATTATTGAAAACAGTCCTCTATATATAGAATATCTTGCTGATTTTAATATTGAAGACATAGAAACTACAATTAGAAGGTATCAATTAGAATATGGTGTTGGTTATGTAGTTTTTGATTATTTACACACATCTATGAAACTTATGGCAGAAATAGCTAATATATCTAAAGGTATGAAATTAAGAGAAGATCAAATATTATTAATGTTTGCTGATAGATTAAAAGCTATGTGTAATAAATTAAATATACATATTGATACTTCAACACAAGTTAATGGTGAATATAAGAATGTTAAAGATGCAGATCAAAATGTTCTTCGTGGAGCCAAAAGTATCGGAGATAAGATTGATGTTGGAGTTGTGGCATTAGAATGTACTAAATCAGACATTGATTCACTACAGCCTATTTTATCAAAGGGAATATATCCAATTCCAAATATGGTCTATCATATTTACAAGGTAAGGCGCGGAAAACTAACTAGAG